TTGAATGGCACATATCCACCATTCTTAATCTTCGGCATGTATTGATTCAGTATATCTTTACTGATGAAAGACATCGAAATCTGTATTGACTACTGTTTGTGATATTAATGTATTTGCAGATAATGCAGATTTAGTCATGCGTTTATGTTCACCACCACCTAATAACAAATAACCTAATGCATCACCAATGTGTGAATGTTCATTCTTATTTGGTGTGTCTTTAAATCGTTCTTGACCAGCACCAACACTAACTCGTTTAAAATGATAACCACCAGATAATGACTTACGGATTCGTTTACATGATGTATGTACCATTAATCCAGGTTTACCATTAATCAGTCTTTGCATTGGAGCTGCTGCACCTTCACGTCGTACTTTAAAGTTATTCGATGCAGTTGGTTGCGCACGTAATCCTAAGGTGCGTAAGTAATCAAATGCAGTAACTTCATAGATGGCATCACGTTGCATACCCGCTGGATCTCCCCAGATCATGACTTGTGCTTTAGGATACTTAGCGTTGATCTCAGCTAATAGCTGTTGACCAAATCGCTCTAGCCCCATATCTTCAGTGACAATCTCATGTAGAATAATCCAACGGCCATTAGCTAATCGTTGCCCGATTGCGGCTGCTGGTGTTAAACCAAAGTCCAAACCGATGTGCAATGGTAACGTTGGATCGTATTCCACTTCTGATGAACTCATTAACTGGTCATCATATTCTGGCCATACAGGTCTTCCTTCTTGAACGTAAGTAAATTTACCTTCAGCATAACAACGAATCCAATCTAAGTTCTTACCACCCAACATTTGTTGGTAGTAACCACCGGGTAGATTGTTGACGTTTTCTGCTCTCTCATTAATCTTCCACCATCGACCACCCGCAAAGATGTGATCGTTGGCTTCTGGTAAATCAGGTAAATCTTCTGGAGAGACTTCAACAACCCCACCAGGTTGCTGAAAGAAGTCCCATCCATACTTCCCTGTAATCGGTTCTTTTTGACTTAACCTAAACCACCAGTGGTCGTCATCCATTGGGTTAGTATCCATCCACACGCCATGCCAAGTCGGTCCGCCATCCCGCTGTGTAGGATACCGACCAACCCTATGAGTAAGACCATCAATAACAGCTTTTGGAAGTTCTCTTGCTTCATTTACCCATGCTCCTGTTAGTTCTAATGATAATAGTTTACGCACGTCTTTAGGTTGGTCCAATGCTAAAAAGATCACTTCACAGTCGATGCCAGCGGCATCACCTCGGGAGGGAAGGCGTATGTGATGTGTGATTGGAGGTGTGTATAACATCGGACCAAAAGTGTTTTCAGGAAATAACTCTTGCCATGTCTTAATAGTTGTTGTCTTTAACTCAGGGTAAGAGTTCCTGACAATTACAAATCTGGTATAACGAATACCATCAATAGGTGATGGCTTTTGACGTACAGCTCGCATCATGATTTCAGCAGCACACGCATAGGATTTGCCTGAACCTACCGGTCCCATAAGTCCGCGAACGAACGCATTACTTTGGAGAAAGTCGTATGTCGTACGTGCGCCACTGAAGTCAAGATCAATGCCTGGTCCAGCTAGGCTTTTCTTGCTACGTTCTTTTTTATTGCTCATCGTCGATGTCTTTGAACTTCATTGTTGCTAGACGTTTGAGTTCTTGATTCTCTTTCCATAGCGTATCAATAATCTCCATCACTCTGGTATTATTCATGTGTGCCATGGCGAACTCTTCCCGCAACTGTTCAATCATTGCTTTGAGATCCATCTTTAGTCTCCAGTTGTTTAACTAAAAAAGCAACATAGTGTTGTAACTTCTTCAAGTCCTCAACACCCCCTTTATGTTGAAACCTTAATGCATATTTAATGATATTACCAGTGAGGAAACCTTCATAGGCTTCATCTGATAAATATTCTTTCATTACATCTATAGGTTGTATAGCGTGTCGCTTGTAATGGTCGCCACCAACTTGGATGTCTTTTGGATCAGTCATTTCTTCTCCCTATTCTTTTCTTTGCTTCTTCTGCAAATTTTACCACGATTTCAAAATGTTTGTCAGGATCAGCTAATACTTTCTCAATCCAGTCCGTCTTCTTCAGATTCTTTCTTTTCTCCTTGAACTCCTCCAAGGCCTTCATCGCTTTCAGTCTCGCTGGACTGTTTAGGTTCTTCATAGTATGTTGTTGTCTCCGGTGCTTTAACATTAATACCAATGACAGATGGTTTATCTGACTCTTCTGGATTGTCTAATAATCCTGATGCTTTAGCAAGTATTCTTAGAACACCCACTTTATCCCAAAGCTCAATATCAATAGTTGTATAAGAATTACCTTCCTTATCGGTTTTGGTAACAGTCTTAATACTTTTGATAGCTTGTAATGCATGCTCAGGAATATCCTTGCTTGCCTTGACCTTAATGTTACCTTCACTGTCCCACTCCATGATATCAGTTGGTTTAGTATTAGCAATACTGAGAAGCGTGTAAGACACTGCTTCTCTGTTTGCTGCTAGTGTAGTAGACCGTTCCAAGTTCTTTTGCAAAGCCCTCACGCCACCGTACCCGGCTAAACTTGGAATCGGTTTATTTTTGTTTTTAGTCTCTGGCATTAGAATGGTAAATCGTCATCTATTTCGTTGAGTTGATCGGACGAAACCGGAGCCGCTGACTGCGTATTTTGTACTGGTGCTTGCATATTTTGGTTCGCCACAGCACGACCAATTCGGATACGCCTGTACTCTGTGCCACTTTTACTCACGTTATCGTACACATCAATGTAATGTTCTGTGCCGTCAGGAAGAAGAATCTTTCCATTCCAATCTGCATGCCACTCTTCTTGTTTACGATCATTCTTAAATACTGAACCAGTACCTGGTTGTGGTTTATAATCTTCAGCCATTATCTTGTTCCTTTTCTATTTCATAAATATGGACGACAGCTGCGCCACCATCCTTCGGTTCACCTCGAGCAATCTCGATGTATTCAAATTGACTATCATCATCATACACGTTAGCCTTCATCAATGCATCTAATATTGCTTTTAGTGTGTTATCTAAATCAAACTTGCGCTTAGATCTAGGATGTATCATTACACTAATTCCTAAACTGGCATCACCAAAACCTTTAGATCCTTGTGACTTTACCACAGTAAATACTTCTTCGGTAAATTTTTTACCAGCTGGAGAGATATATCTTCGCTTTCCCGTTGCGTGCCAATAGTTATTTACACTTGGCGGATACGGCAATTCATATCTTAGTGTAGGTTTCATTTTAAACGATCCAATCTTGCATTAACATCTCTAGTGAGGTAATACTTGATTGCATCATTAATTAAACTTGCTTTTGTTTTCTCTTCACGCTTGGCTGCCTCTGATAGTAAATCTACACTCTGAGGTGTTAAGCGGACAAGAAAAGGTTTTAAATCACTCATTAAACTTCCCCTTGTAATGGTGGTAATGGTTCCTCAAACAATGGAGGTAAGATCTCAGGTAAAGTTTCTGCTTCAAATGTAATTTCAGGTAATGGTGTATGTTCTTGGATAATTAAATCCTCAACATCAAATACCTCAATATCATTTGTTACTACTTCTTTTTTACCTGTGCCTAAGATAGCAAGGATTGCTGCTACTGCTACCACTGCCATTACTGCAACAGTAAAACGATCTTGCCACTTAATATCATCTGTACTATAGTTAGTCATATAAATCTCCAACATATTTATTGCGAACCTTTTTAGTCGGCCGTCCGCGACTCCGTGTATCATTCTTATGCTCTGCTTCTACATCACGCTTTAAGAATTCGATCATATTTAACCAGGTACCAGCATCTATCTCCTTCATGCCGTGTCCTGTAAAACCCTTAGTCATTTTCCAGTAACCATCTGGTCTAGTAAACTTGTATTCCAACGGTTTACCATCGTTGAACTCAGTTGTAATGAGTTTATAGAATTCACGTAATGTCATTGCTTTTAAATATACATAACATACTTGGAAATGGTGCTGAGTTTTTAGCATTCCCAAATTTTAATCTTCCCTTAATAAATCTTAGCTCTGCTTTGCCATACACATATTCATGAAACCATTTTGTATCTGTTCTTGATGGAACTAGAAATACAATAGTTTTAGATTCTTTAT